TCCGTACCAGCAGTTACTCCAATATTATATTTTCCAACTGCTTGAAATTCATTTGGAACTGATATCTGAACCCAGACGTCTGGTTGTTCTGTTAATGGTAGTGGAATGATTCGAAGTTGCCAATCTATAGGTATTGGATATGTCATTGGTGTATGTCCCCATGGCAATGATACTAATTTTACATCCCAATCTGATTCTGTTTGTTCTATAAAATATGAAACGATTTCACGGGCATGATGTCCATATCCTGACTGTGTCGCTACTGGACTTGCTATAACTACTTTTCTCATTGTGCTACTATTCCTGTTTGTTCATAAACTTGCTGATCTACTCGATTCAACGTGTATAATGGTCTAGGTTCTCGATATGCTGTAAATAAATAGTTAAACATTGCAATCATCTTGTTACCCATTGCTTCTGCAGTTAATCCATTATCAAAACAAAAACTACGTCCCATCATACCATATACCGTTCTTTGCGAGATATCCATATCGTACCAGTACCGTATAGCATCAGCTACATCTTCAAACCGTACTCGATCATCAAAAATATACGGTGTTTGCGGAGATCCTTGTAGAGATCGATTGCTTGGAAATACTGGTTTTACCCAATGTCCATGATTTTTATACTTACCGGCATGATTAGTAGAAAATTCACCATCGAAACGAATCCATTCTCCGGTTTCATCGGTGAATCCGCACTGATCCTGCAACCCACCAGTAACATTGTTAATGATGGGAGTAGCTGACAGCATTGCCTCGGTACTACTAAGTCCCCAACCTTCATTAGATCCTATATTAACAACAACATCTGCTACGTTATACATTGCATTGAGTTCTGCGGCAGATAATTTTTGTTCAGAGAATATAATTTTGCAATTTGGCGCCAATGTTTTTGAAACAGCTCGTAAGTCAGTACCATTTTCGTCAACAGCCTGAGTATGCATTAACAATGCGACTTTTGATTGTTTTTCTGTTGGCAACGAATCTACAAAATGTTTAAATGCTAAGATTAAGTCACCTGGTTGTTTTCTTCGAATATTTCGATTGTTCCAAAATACTACAAAATCTACATTGTTATTGGTTTTGATTTTTTCATATACTTGTTTATATGTAGCATCTGTATCTGGGAGTGGTTTAAACATGTTATGATTTAATCCATGTGGGACAAAACCAGTAACAACATCATTCCATTTGATATCCGTTACGACACTATCTGTGGCATCATAATCTACAACCCCAAATCCATTTTGTTTTAGCACTTCTCTATGGATATTGTCTGATTGTTTGCTGATTCCCATAATCATATCGCAACTACCGTAAAAAGGTGCGTTCCACATTGGATATGGTAAATCGTCCCAAATAGAATAATATGTAATAGGAACTCGAAACGTAGTTTTAATTTCATGTTCTAATGCATAAAGCCATGTCCAATATCGAGGATCTGTAAAATGTAGAATTGCGTCTGGCTGTTCTTGATTTAGTATAGCAAATAGAATGTTTCGGTCTCCATACCCATTCCATGGAATCAATTTAACCGATGCATCAACAACTCCAGTTTCTTTAGCTACTTCTTGAGATAAGTCAAATGCTTTACCAGAATCCGGATGATTGATTGCTGCTCCTAATTGGATCCAATCAAACTCTTTAACGGTATTAAAAATGATTTCTTTGCTAATGGTTCCTATACCAGATGGAAGCCGGAAATCGTCGGCTAACAGCAAAATTTTCTTTTTTGCAGGCTTGTTAGGATCAATCTTTTGTAACTTTGGTAACTGCATTTATTATTCCTTATAACTTTATTATAAATATGTACTAACCTAAAATAACCACCGGTTTATTGAGCTTTTTGCTGTCGTTATAAGCTGTTTTCAATACCGGGTCCAATGCTTCTTCGTTTGTCAAAATCATCATGTAATCACAATGTTGTGCAATCAATTTCATTCGATGATGAAGCTGACTGAAATGATATTTTTTGCCATAATATGATTCTGGCATTGCTGAGTATAAATTATATCCTGAAAATGATGGATTGTATTCTTGATAACGGATGCCAAATTCTAATGCATACTTACGTACCATACTATTAGCACCCTCAGAACCTCCAGCTCCTATGACTACCAAATCTTCAGAAAATTTCTGTTTAAGCTGTTGCAGTGTTTGCTGCACTTTGCGTTTATTCTGCCAACCCGTATTTCCAATTACTGCTACTTTAGTCATTTTTCTTGTCACGAATAAATTTAACACCTTTTGGCATATGACCATATACCGTACGGAGCATTGACTCTAATAATTGTCGATTTTCTTTGCTGGTAGGACCATCATGGTTTGTAAGCAAAACATAATCACACTTCTGCCAACCAACCCCGACTGTCTTGTGTCGTTGCAATTCAAATTCATATAAATAAGCGTGTTTATGTTTAAACCGAATCATATCCTATTATAATTATTTTTCTTCACGAATCCTATTTTCTTTAGGACAATTTGTATAATCTGTTTTGAATGGACAATACTTGCAGTTTTTATCGCCTTTGCCTGATACCGCTCGATATGGTTTATCTGCAAGTTTATTTCCTTCTGCATCAAAACAATGTTCCACAAAGTTATCAATCTGCTTCTGCACTTTCTTCTGTGTTACTGTGCCAGATGATGGTCTAAACAATTGTATTCGTTTCTGCGGGAACATGGATTCTTCTATCATCTTTCTTTTAACAATGAAGAATTCAACTATGATGTTTTCTTTTGGTACTCCAAACTGTTCCGAAAACTTATTTTTATACACAACTAACTGAGCTGCTTTAAGAGCATCTGCCTTTTGGTATTTATTCCATCCAGCTCGACTCGTTTTAATATCATACACATAAATTGTGTTGCTAGGTATGTGTCGTATAACTAAATCAATGAAACCATATAAATATACTGATGTATTGTTTGGAGATGCCTGTGTGCACAATTCAACTTCTATTCCAACCAATTCATAGTCTTTAGTAGAAAAATACTGCTTACGTCGTTTCTTGAACCATTCTAGTATCGCAACACCATCTTCAAGATATTCTGCTAACTGCAAAGGATTAGAAAAATGGTCTCCTGTTTCACTAACACATTTAGCATATTCTTCCCGTAACTTGTTTGTCAATACTGCTCGCAAATCTATCGCATCAGCCCGTTTAACGGAATCGGTATACATAACCTCCATAAAGTATTGAAAGGTCTCGTGAAATGCAGTACCAAAACATGTTTCAATTGAAGCTTGAAATGGAGCTAATCCATCGATATATGCTAACTTCCATGAAAGAGGGCAACGTTCATACATTGCCCATTGTGAATAAGATATCTTTCTAGGTACCGTTGTAGCATCTCGTAACGATAGCTTGTATATCGGATTGATATAGTTTCCCTGTTTCATACATTAAATATATGAAATTATTCTGACAAATCCAACCAATGCATTGGAATATCTACGTCAGGAAACATATCAGTATTATATTGTTGTTCTTTCAAGTATATATCTATTAAATCTTTTGTTTTTTCTAAATCCTGCACAAAACTACCTTTATGTCGGCATCTTACAATTCGTTTGATGATATCAAATTCATAGCTGTTAAGTTGCCAATCTTCTGCAAATTTATATAGGCTATCTTTGCCTTTGTAATGTGATTGTGTGTTAACACTCATTTAGTAACTCCTTTTAACATGTTTTTTATTTCTTTGTCAGTGTAGCCATATAAATTTAGCAGTCGGGTGCATTGATCCTGATCCATCAATTCAACGTATTCAGTTGCTTCTAAACGACTCACTTGATAATGTTCTGCAACTTGAGAAATTAGTTTGTCTGAAAACTTATCTTCTTTTTTACCTTTAACATACTTTGCAAACACTTTGTTAGTAGGAAGTAGATCATAATAAAGTCGATATGTTTCTTGTGGCCGTAACACTCCAATTGTATATGTTTGTAACTCATTAATAATTTCAACTAAATCCTGTCGCATTGACAACCATCGATTCACAATAAATGGAGAAAATGCCTTTTGATCGGTTTCATTCCATTTGTTCCACGTTGTCTTTTTGCTTGTTACGCCTTCGATAAAATCAAAGATTGTTGCACCCTTTTTTTCTGCCATTTTTATAATTTATATTTAGTTCGCCATTGTTGTTCAAACCGATTACCCAATCCAATTTCTAATATAACTGCATTGTCAGGAATACCTGGTAGTTTCTTTTCTAAAACATCATCAATACTTTTGTTACGAAAAGTTTTAATTTTTGTTTTTGCGTTGCTACGAGCTGATGTTTTAAACACAATCGTAACGTTATCTTTATGATATGGTACCGACACGTTTCTTGAATGATTCTATAAATGTTTCTAATAAAAACAATTTTCTTTCAACAGTTAACCGATCTGCCTTAGCTAATTCAGTTAAATATAAATTTAGATATTCTAAATCCGATTCTTTAGTATTATTTTCCATCTTTTTTCAATTTAATTGGCTGAAACTCTTC